TCACCCTTCATAAATGTGTATGCTTCTACAAGAGAACCGTACAACAAAGCATTTCTAGCATTAGTAGAAATCCAAGTACCTGTAGTGTCTGTTGTTAAACTATTTGGTTTATACAGGTAGTGCAATTCAACTGAATAATCTGAATCTGGGACTGGAGAAACTATTAAAGTAGATCCGTTACTTGATGCCGTAGATAATTCTTTATCAAAGTCTCCATAGTACAAAGGCCTACCTCTCTCAGAAGTATCAACCGCATCATTAGAATACTCCCTCATAAAAGAAGGGTGTTTTTTATCTAAGTAATGATAATCGTTGTTACTGTCTATAATTGCTAAAGAAAAACTCATTAAAAAGTCAGAAGGAGCGGTTAAATAAGTATTACCAGTTGTTAAATTACCAGTAACATTTTTTCTAAAATAATCTAATTGTATTAGTTCAAATAATCTATCTTCTGCATTAATAATGAAATCATTTAAGGTAGCAACAAAAGTTGTCTCCTCATTTTCCACATAATTTTGTATTAAGGTTTTTAACTCTGTTAATGTCATGACGTAGTAATTGTAACTTCACCTAATGATGCTGTCACTTTCTCAACAACAAAATTTGAAGGCAGTATGGATGGATTCATGAAATCATTTTGAAATATGTTAGAGCTTGTGACAACAACAAAACCTTCTCCCACTTCTTTATCATTATTAGGTCTAGGCCTGTATAGTGCTTCAGGATCTGCTTTAACCGTTAAAGGTTCTAACTGAGGATGTTTAGGTTCATAACAACTCGGACAAACTTTTAAACCATTCCATTCTTCTTTCAGTTCATTAAGTTTGTACTCAAAAGCACAACGATCACATAATGCTTTAGCGAATTTACCAACCGCATAAGCCATATTAGTTCATCCTCAAATTAGGTCTTATCCTAAAAGATGCTCTATCTTCGTCTTGATCGGCGGCCCTTCTAAACTCTTCTTCATATATAGCCTTGAGTTGCGGGGTGAGTTGAGGAGACTTCTTCAGCGACAGATAATACGCTAACCCCGCAACAAAACAGGGATAAAATCTAAACGGCATGTCCATAGTATTAGTAGCTTTATCTGCATCATCCATTCTTACCAGTTTGTTAAAAACTAATATATCAGTACTGTTTTCAGGTGCGGGCCAAACTTTTAACGCTGGTGTTGTTAACTTATCAAAGAAAAATTGTGATGGCCTAGCCTTTGTTTCTTTGTTTGGTATGTTGATATATTCAGATCTACTAATACGATTCATGCTTATATCTGTTTGTGTTTGATTAACTGTTCTACGCAAGACCACATCTAAAACATCTATAACATTAGAATTTAAAGAATAACTAGCAGTACCCTCGGTAACAGTCTGCGTTGCTTGTTCAATTGTCCATTGATTCAAACCTCTATTGGCCCATTCTGCTAACATTAGGTTTATAGACCTCCTAGCGGTTTTTAAATCATAACCTGTCCTAAGTTCTAATCCACATCTCTCAAATGCTTCTTCTATAAACTCAGCTACATTAGGTTCAAAGTCTGTACTTCCTGAAAGTGCCATTACTTTTTCTTTTTAGTTTTTTTAAGAGATCTCTCTATTTGTGCAGCTTGTTTGGCATGAAGCTTAGATGCCCCTTTTAACTCTTTAATTAGTTTTCTTTTTTGTGCAACAGATAAGTCAGCCATCATTCATCCTCCGAATATAAATTATCAAAGACCCTGTTTACGTCTAACGTGTAGTCTAAATCAGATTTTGAATAATGTATATGTTGAGACGGTTTAAAATCAGGCGCTCCCTCTCCTGTAACAAACCAAGCTGGATGTGTAACTCTTACTCTATTATTTGGTAGTGCAACTATGTTACCTGTCCATTCTCCAGCATCTAACAATTCCATAACATGACTACTTTTGTGTTGTGCAGGATCGTCTGCTATTTCGTTCTCAGCATAGTCAACCGTAAACATGTATTTGGCTGGGAATATCTGACCGTCTATTTTAGCAAGCCAAGGGCAAGGTGTAGCTCTATCTATTACGTATACTGAATTATTATGTGAAGAACAATCCCAAGGTTGTGCGTCATGAACTGACATAGGTTTTGCAAAGTCTTCAACTAAAGTATCTGCAACTAAAGCTGTTATTGGCATTCTGGCCCACATCGCACCCCCATGTATATTGCCCTCGTTCCAATCTTCGCAGTTGGATTCCTCTCCGGTAAATATTATGTGAAAACTTAAACACCTGGTCGGCATGGTGGTAACACCAACCGCCATAGCATGAAGGAACTCTCCATGATATTTTTCGTGATTATGAGTGTACTCTCTTCTTACCCAACATTTAAAGTAGGGTATATTACTGTAAAGATAAGCCACTAATTAAGTTAGATCTTCTCTTCTTCTATTAGCAAAACCTGCCGCTACAGACCCACCTTTAGATTTTTTCATGACGGCTCTGCCTTTCGACATTTTCATCATAGTGCCACCTTTTGATTTTTTCATCATGGTACCACCTTTAGATTTCTTCATCATAGTTCCACCTTTAGACTTCTTCATCATAGTTCCGCCCTTAGATTTCATCATGATGCTTCCACCCTTAGATTTCTTCATCTTTTTGCCGCCTTTTGAATTGTACTTAGCCATTATTTTTTACCTTTTTTAGTAGTTTTTTTCTTAGCAGGAGCTTTTTTCTTAGTCATATTGTAATAAATACGGTCATCAGAAACAGGCTCATCAGGCCTAACTTTAGCGTCTAACCTTGCTTGTAATTTTGGATCTTCAGATTTTTTCTTTGGCATAATTTTCTCCTAACTAATAGTTGTAACTTTACGCTTATCGTTTCTAACAGCCCCACAACCTCTGGCTATAAAACCGCCGTTTTTCATTTTAGCACGATTTTGTTCTTTCATAGCTTTTTCAATAGCCATACCTCTTTTTGTCTCATATGAAGATAATTTACCATCTTTATTAAGATCTGCTTTGGATTTATTTTTTATCATAGTTCCTCCTGTGCTTGCACGAACTCTTGCTTTAGGTGTATTTGCCACAACGGTCTTACCTTTAGCTCCAGCTCTTTTTTTCTTTTTTGCAGTACTTGCTCTTTCGGCTTTTGTAAGACTATTTGCTTTTGCTTTTGGTAAACATCTATCAGGATTTTTTTTATCTTTGCTAGTGCCACATGGTCCTTTGATAGAACCGTCTGTACCAATTCTAACCCAGTTCTGTTCACGCCATTGTTTTAGCTGTCCCATTATCTTAACCTGTCTGACATTACTCTACCCTGTCCTCTGATTGGACCACCAAATCTTTTTCCTTTTCTTTTACCGCCTTTTGATTTTTTTGCATAGTTAGGATCTTTGCAATATTTTGATGCGGCCATATTTGCATATGCAGAAGGATATGTATCAAAAGTACGTTTAGCCCAAGCCTTACCCTCTGGACAAATCTTACCGCCACTTTTTGCTTTCTTAGCCATTATTTGATTCTACCAGCTTTTTTTCTAATTGCATCTTTGCCCCTTCTAAATATTTCTGCCTGTCTAGGCTTGCCACCATATTTAGATCTTTGTTCCCCAACGGTTAGTATCTGTATTTTTCTTGCAAATGGTTTTTTTATTTTTTGTACTTTGGCAACCGTATCTCTTGCGTCTTGAATGCTTGCGTACTTTATTGAAACAGTATCTTTAGGATTTTCGTCAGTATACAGTCTTCTGTCACTACCTTTAGGTTTTTTACCTGTGCCTACCTTTGGATCTTTTTTTGGCATTTAACAATCCCAATCTCTCCTAGCCCAGTAATTAGCACTACATCTATCGGTAGTACCACCCATACCTTTGCTTCTAGCACAATATGATTTTTTTCTAGCTTTATTATTTTTGTGCATACCAAGCTTGGCATCACCAAAAGTTATACGTTTGACTCTAGAGCCTTCACTACTACAACCCTTTACAAAAACTTCTTTACGTTTTTTACCATACCCAGGGCTACCTTTTGGGATAGCCCTTGGTCTGTTAAGAGTTACTGTTTTACCCTTATATTCTGCCATTAATAGTTTTTATTAAGAACTAATATTATTGAGTAAGCATCTCCGCTTGAGTGTCCAACGGTTGTGAAATCAATATCACCGGTAACACCTGATCCAGCGTTATTTGGTATACCGCTAAATCTGTCATCGTAATATTCATCTCCTGTGCTATCAGCGGGTAAGGGTATTGCTAAAACGTTTGTGCTAGCATCAAACTCAATATCAACACCCATACCTCTAGTTGCCCAATAAATTCTAGCGATAGAGACTCCAGTACAAGACTCTCCTGCACTATTAGTGGTTAATGCAGAAACATCTACCTTCTTTACAGAAGATTCTCCTGTGCCGTCTGATTCATTGGTGAACTTTAAAATAGCAACTCTATCACCATCCTGAATAGTCTGGGAAGTTACTGTATCAGCCATTATGTACTCCTATCTTTCGCAGATTACGTTTATGTAATCAATTGTCATAGTTTTAGCTGCTGCTTCACCATTTTGAATGCCGAATGATACGGTTAATTCTTCATCATCTGGTAAATTAGTATTTACTACACCTACTGGAGTAGCAGAACCTATAAAATAAGATACTTGTGAAGTGTTTGGATCTATAAAGAAACCAACATTAACAAATGTATCATCAGCTAAAGTAGTAACTGCTGCTGTAGTTGTATCAGTACCATTCTTTTCTATATGAAAATCTAGGTTTGTATCACCATCGTCTTTCAGAAAGTAAACACCATCAGAAACAGCAAGAGGTGTTGTATCGGTTATTTGTAGACCCATAACAACATCTGATTGCGTTGCATCACTTACCTTAAATCTAGCTTCAAAGAAAGCTCTTTTACTGCTGCTTAGTTTGAATGACTCACCTTTTAATTGTAAAAAGTCTAAATCATTATCACCTGCTGCATTAGTAAGCAAAAGCTGGCCGCCGGCTCCAGAAGTTAAAGCTTCTGTAGCTGAACCTGTACCTGCTTCAGTTGTAGTGATTGTCCAATCGCCAGATGCGTAAGTCATAAAATCATTTGAATATTGATAGAACAACGAACTAGACGGGTTTACTAAGAACATAGGAACATCTTTCTTATGTTTAGTAGACTCGCTATTACCAGCGTTAAGTATTAAGTTTTGAAAATGTGGATTAGCCATCTTGAACTCCTTATATTTGTATTAATGGAAACCGTAAACGGCCCTCATCAAGCTAATTAATTTTAAACCAATTTTAGTTTACACCTGAAATATGAATGTCGCAAGAAAAAGGGAGCCAAAGCTCCCTTTCTTAATTGTAGTTGAGTTATAAACGCTACAATCAATCGTTCATTAAGCTCCTTGAGAACCGAAAACGGCTCTGAAGTTGGAATATCCAAATGAATATCTTTCTCTAGCCTTGTATCTCATGTTGCCAGTATCGAAATCACCTTCTAATGCAGTTTGCATTGGAGATCTTTCAAAATACTTAAATCCATCAGGACAGTCTGTTTTCAAGAAGAAAGCATCTGTATCTGTTAGATAGTGATTAACAACATAGCCATCAGGCAACATACCAGTATTCCTAACTGCGTTAATGTCGTTGTCAGAAGTTCCAACTCTACCTGGAGATTGGAGAAGTCTGTCAGCAACAAATTGCAATTGAGGTGGAACGATTAATTTCATTCCTCTTAATGCGATATTAAGACCTCTATCATCAGTAAATGTAGAAATACTAATTAACGCATCTTCAAGAGAAGTTTCATTAAGGTCTGCCATAGTAGTTGCTCTATTGGCCAGAGTACCACCTCCGCCTAGCGGGTGATCTGTAGCAACTAATACTTTGCCATCTCCGCCTGTTGTAGAGAACGCATTGTTCAATACAGCAGCAGCTTTGATTTGCTTTGTATTAGCCATAGATCTAGCTAGTGCTTTAGTATATCTAGCACCAAGACGATCATACAGATTATCTTCAACAGCTTCTTCTGTTAGTGCGAATGCCAAAGCAACCGTCTCGTGAGTATAACGAGAAGTATAACCTTCGTTAGCGCTGTCAAATCTGACTCCACTACCTTCTGATTTTACTTCAGCATTACCGAACCCAACGATCAAAGTTTCTTCTTCAAACGCTCTATCAGAACTCTCTGTATCAAAGATTTCTGTATGCTCTGCTTCATACCTAGCATATTCCATGCCGAACAAGGCATTTAAGCCTGGCTCTAGTTCTTTCGCTAATTGCGATCTATTAATTGCCATTATTAAACTCCTGTAGGATCAACATAGAAATGCTCATTAAACTTCACTATAACATTCACATTAGCTGAACCTGTAGTGCTATTATCTGGATCAGAAGAAAAGCCCATAATCCTAAAAGTCGCAGTTGTTGCGGCTGTTGTTCCAGATAGTTCTACTGCTGACATACCAGTTTTGGTAGATCCAGAAGTGTAAGAAATATCTGCATTTAAGCCTACATCAGTCTGCGCTGGAGAACCGGCACTCTGAATTTCAAATACAGCATTAGGGTCATCTACTACGAAAGCTACAGTATCAGATGCTACAGTTCCATCAGGGAAATAGGATTTGAATACAACATCACCGTTTGAATCGGTAAATTGACATCCCCTAAATACACCTATGGACTCATCACCGGCAGCAGCTACAAGTATAGTACCTGCATTGGTCATTTTTACTAAATCACCTGAAAAAATATTCCCTGAAGCACCAGAGGCAATTTTATATTCTGTTAAACCGTTAGAGGTTACACCAGAACCTAATTTACCTACTAATCTTGCTCCAAATGGGGCATCTTTATTAGCCATAATAAGTTACCTATATTATTTAAAATTAATAAATGATGGTCAACTTCGCTGACCACCTCCAAAAGTTACTTTGCTTGATCTCTCCGGGGTCAAAATTGGAGAGTTTGGATCTGATTCCTTTAAAAGATCATTATCTACAGCAACTTGCTGAGTTTGCGCACGACCTTCAAAGTAGGAGTTTCTTTCTTCGCGCGTTTCATTAGGAATCTTAGCCAGCAGCAAACCGCCAACTGATACAACTCCTGCATGTTTACCGTCATCTAAGGTGGGAAGTTCAAATCCATCTAACTCATCGGCTCTGACAAGATCGAAACCTTCTCTTAACCTTGATGTTACATTTTTTCTATCTTCACCGCCTGCAATTTCGGCTCTAATCCACCTGTAGGTATAACCTTCAGGGGCAGGAGGAGTATCCAACATTGATGGTGGACTCCATGGTTTGCGAGCAACTTTTTTAGCTCGAGTGTCGGCAGAACGTGGCGTTCTGTTTATATCTTTTTTATCTTCTGTCATAGTTTTACCTTTTAACATATTTAGCGTACTCATCTAAGGGTACGTTTAATCTTTTAGCCATTTGTACTTCTGAGGGAGACAATTTAACTTGTCTTTTATTGGAACTGGTATTACCAGCTACCCTTCCCGCTGAAGCCACTTTTTGTTGAGGCTTAGATTTAACAGAAGATTCATTAAACTTCTGCGGGAATTCTTCACGAATTCTCTTATCTACCTCACTATAGTACTCTTCTGAACCAAGGTCAAACCCTTCATTTTCTAATTGTTTGTTGATTGCCATAGCACCCATAGTCATTACTTCATCCTGACCAAACCATTCGTTGTTTTCAACCCATTCTTTGTCTCTTCCAACTAACTCTGGAACAGTAGCTTGTTGGGTTTGATTTTGAAGGGCCTGATTAGGATAGTAATTTTGATAATCAGTTTGCAGATCTTCTTGTTGCTCAATAACAACCTTAGATTCAGATACTTTATTTTCTTCTACGGCTATCTTTGCAAGAACTTCTTGAGCTTTTGCAACCTTGTCATAATCTGCAACTTCATGTGCATTTTTCAAAGCCGCTAGTGCTTGAGCCTTTTGTGATTTAAGTCTGCTTTCTGCTTCATTAAGATAAGATTTATCTAAAGATGTAGATCTACTTTTTAAAACTTGGTTTTCTTCTGCAATTCTTTTTGCATACTCATAAGCAGACTCTTGACCTCTTTCGGCCTCTCTCAGCTTGCGAGTAAGGGTACCAATCCTTTTCTTAACTTTTTCTGAATAGTCTTCTAATTCATCTTCAGACTTTTGTTGTGGTTCCTCCGAAACATCTTCAATAGCTTTTTCTGCTTCTTGATCGGTTTCTTCTGGTGTAGCAAGATCAGCTATCTTACCGCTAGGTTTTTCTTCAGGAAGATCTACTTCTACAACCTCCCCTTCTTCTACTAGCTCTTCTTGCTTTGCTTCTTCGTTCATTTTTACTCCTTATACTGCAAGAATATCATCGGGATCTAATATGGTAGCGATAACTTCATCATCATTAATGATTCTGCATTCAGATTCATCTCCAAGTTTGAAACGAGCGCCAGCATATCTACCGATCAATACCCATTGTTTCTCCTGACACCAAGCCTCAGTAAATTTACTGGAGTCTTTATAGCAATCAGGACCCATTTTAACTACGTACCCCACAACGGTTGCTAGAGATTCTCTATCAACTTGTGATTGTACTAGGTGTATTCCACCATCAGTTACTGCTTTTCCTTTGTAAGGAAGAATAAGTATCCTCCAACCCGTAGGTTGAGGCATTCTTTCTAAAATTGATTTGTCTAAAAGGGTTGGATCTAAAACTCTAGCCGATTGTTCTACGTAAGGTAGTATTTCTTCTTGTTGAGTTTCTTCTGTTTCTGGAGTTTCTGGTTCTTGTGCGTTCTCTTCTTCTATTGCCTTGGCAACATGTTCAGGTACGTGTATCTTCGACATCTTCTTGTATTTTTCCTAGCAGTTCTCTATATGTATTTTCTGTGTCAACCAGAGAACTGTAACGTCCACACAGATACTGATATTGCGCAAAATCTTTGGTGCCAGCCAAGATTGTGTCTTTTACGCTTTCCTTTTGGGCCTCAATTTCTTTTAGAAACTTTTGGCTTATCCAAACTACTGACACCTAATAAACACCAGAAAACTTACCACCAAATTCAGCAGCACCCATTCCTCGTGCTTTACCTTTACCCATTCCAGGTTTAGGTGTTGTATTGGCATCAAAAGTACCTGCGTCTGTTTTAAGAGAAACAGAACCTTTGTTACTGTAAGGATTTTTATTCTTCATTACAGTAGGAGTTTTTTGTTGGTTAATATCAGTTCTTTTAATCATGTCAGCAATTATTAAGGACAAATAAATTATTTGCAAGTTTTTATTTACCTTGCCCTCGGTACTTTTTTTTAGTTTTTCTTTTGTTGGTACCTGCACCCCTACTCAAGGGGCTGTTGCCTATAGATGTTTTTTTCTTAACACCCTGTATTCTTTGAACGTCAAAAGTCTTAGGCACTACTGTTGTTTGTTAGCTTGTTCCATAAGCTTGAAGGCTCTTTGTTGTTCCAACCTAGCCCTAGCCGTATCATCTCTAAGCTCTGCAATATCTTCTTGAGCATCTATCCTTTCTCTATCAACATTAATCCTTTGTTGAGCTTCTTGAGCTTTTCTTTGTTCAGCCGCTAAGAACTGTTGTTGTTCTATAGATAGCTCTTGACCTTTCAACGCAAGTTCTTGTTTTCTGATAGCTACTAATGGATCTTCATCCTGTGGTGCTGAAACCTTCTGATTGTATTCAGCTAATAGTTCAGCAAGTATAGGTGATGAGAATTGTGCCAATAGATCTCCTGCCTGCAAAGATAAGTTTTGTGCTTCTTGTGGAGATGCCTGTTGAGCTTGTTGTTGTAGTTGTTGGAACTGTTGCATAACTTCTGGTGGCATTTGTTGCTCACCAAGAATATCAGCCTTCATCTGTAAATGTTGCATGATATGTGAATGAATCAAGGCCTGTACTTGAGCATTCATTTGCACCGGAGGTGTATTTAACAAAGACATGTGTATTGCAATATGTGCATCATGATTTTGTTGCGGGAATGCTTGAGCTTGTTGACCTAGTAACAATTGATTGTTTTCAAACCCAGCCTCTAAAGGCAGAGGATCTGTAGGAGGTGGAGGTGTAAGTATTTGCTCTACGTTATCAACACCTATAGCCGCATACATTCTTTTGTAAGCTTCATATGTACCGTTAGGTCCATGTACTTGAGGATTAGATTGAACCAACTGCATCATCTCTTGTGCCATAGCAATCCTTTGAGATTGACTAAATATGTCGGGATTGGATATGGGGAATATATCTACTTTTTCATCAAAGTCAGATAGTTTGATGGTTGTTTCGTTGTTTGCCACAGCGTATGGATATTCCTGTGGTAAATACTCTTGGAAAACATTAGAAAGTATTTTAAATTCTTTCTTTTGCGAATTATGTAAACGTTTATGTATTGCAGACAATACCTTAGTAGATCTTTCTAATAATGCTAGTGTTGTGCCTACAGGTGCATTTGGATTGCCTTGCCCTGTATTTATTTCAGCAATAGATGCAAACTTTTGTCCTGAGTTCACCAATATATTCAACAGTTGCAGTAAGGTGCCACTAGGCTCTTTGAAAGGTAACGGTTGTATTGAATCACGTAAAGATCCGCCTGGAGCATCTACGTCTCTAAACTCACCTGGCTGTATAGGAGTATCTTCATCCCTAATTCTTATACCTCTAGTTTTAAAACCAGCAGGCAAGTTAGCCAAAGTTCCTGCATCAATCAGCTGACGCATTATTGAAGTTGATGCTTTGGACAAACCACCAATCATGTGAGTTAGACCAAAGCCATAGAACCCTAGACCAGGTAAAAACTTAAAGTGAACAAAGTATTCTATTTTATTTTTAAGAGGATCATCTTCTCTGTAGTTTCTTCTAACAGAGAGTATATCGTTTGAATTAGCATCGATAGTGACTATATAAGGTAATTTTACACCTGTTGGTTGACCTTCATCGTCTGTATCCTCAAAACCATCTAGCTCTAGATTACAATGTACTTCGTACAGTAAAGATACTTCGCCATCATCATATGAAGGCTCCATACCAGATAGCTTGTCTATTTCTTCTTTTACGCCGCTATATTCATCAGCACTATCACCACTACTTATATCTATCTTTTTGTAAAATCCTACAGACTGTAGTTTTCTAACTTCATTCTCTGAAATCTTAATAACATTTGTAATTCTGTTACATGTCTCAAGATCGGTAGTGTAGTAGGGAACTATTAGATCTTCGGGTGCTACAAACTTTGATACGGCCCTACCAAGACCCTCATCATAGTAAACTTTTTTGAATGCAGATCCTGCCAAGGGCAGATAGAAAAGCATTTGATCTAATTCTTCATCAAACTCCTCCATAACGTGAGTTATCTGATAGTTCATAAACTCTTTTACTCTTTGAGCTTGTTCTTCAGCTAGTGAATCATATGCACCTATAACTTGTGTTTTGACAGGACCACCCGCAGGTAATAATTCTTTGTAAGCTTGTGCTTGGAAAGTTGTAACAGCTTCCCCTAATAAAGGGTGAATAACCCCACTAGCACCAGCAAAAGGCTCTGATCTTTCTTCATCAAAGCGCATACCTAGATACTCTAAACCGTCTTTATATGTTTTTTCCCAATCTTCTCTTGAAGCTTTATCTTTTTCTATACCAGCAATTAGTTCGTTGGCAATATTCCTTAAATCTTGGGGATCTAAAACTTCAGCTAGGTTACTATCAAAATCTGTATCTATTTCTTCAACTATAGTAGATTCAAGAATAGCACTACCGTCTTCTTGTATTTGGAATCCTTCAGTACCCCTGTCTTTTATTGCTTCTATAGCAACACTCATGTCTTCTTGACCAAGCGGTACTTGATTCTGTTCGTTAAGTACTGTTGGGTTTATATCTTTTTCTATCGCCATAATCCTAGTAGTATACTCTCCTTACTGGTGTTTTTTCTCCATCTAAGTAATCATCATCAAGAGAAACTAAACCACCCTCCCTAAATCTCATTAGAGCTTGCGTCATAGTATCACATAGGTCATCATTTTTGCCAAAAGGAAAAGATGCACACTCCTCTATCATTTCATCTGCGAACTTTCTTTCAGGTGCATATACCAAACCAGACTCAAAAATAGGTGCAACCGAATGCATCCTTGTAGATTTATCATGTCCCCTGGTCGGAGAATAATTAACCACAGGTATGCCCAATCTTCTAAGTTCATGTGTCAAAGGAGTTCCGGATGCCTTCGCTTCTATCAAAACCATATCAGGTTCCCAGTACTGGTATTCTTCGTATGCTACACGTTTTAACTCTGGGAAGTCCCAACGATCTTTTTGTGCATCCAATAGTATTATGCAATCAGGTGAATCAGGTGTGGGCTTAAACACACCCCACGTTGATATAGCAGAGTAGTCTGCATTTTCTTTCTTACTAAACGCAGTATCATAACTTTGAATGATATAACTAACTGGCGGTAAAACTTCACTTTCCCAAGTTTTCCACCATTCTCTTTTGACTATAGATCCTTCTTCAGATGTAGGGGTTTGCATCCATTGTGCATTCCACTTCTGTACCGGCAAAGATGCTTTTACCTTTTCTAGTTCTTCCATAGACCAGAACTCAGGCCACAAAGCGTTATTTGTTTCTGGGAATATGGCAGGAAACTCTACTACTTCCCATTGGTCAGCCGATAGTTCTTTCTGAGAGTCTAATAACTTTGCGGTTAAATCTATAGAACTCCAACGTGTCATTACCAGTATGATAGCTCCACCTGGTTGCAAACGTTGT